TCTGGTGGGTTCATACCCATGGCACGATCTGTGTCAATGCATTTTATGTCAAACTGCGTTGAAAACTCGCGGGTGATAGCATGCACCTGATCGCCTAACAAACCAATGACGATAACCTTTGGCAGTTTGGTGCCTTCGGCTTCATAAGTTGGGTTATGCTTTGGGACCTTGAACTCATGCTCGAGCTCTTTGACAGCAATTTGCAGGCTTTCACGAAGCCCCAAAATGAATCGTTGTGTAATACTATTCACCAACTGATCAACGAGATCAACTGGTGCATCGGTTTTTGCCACTTCCTGTGGCACTGGAGGCATTATTTCCACAGGTGTGGTAGTTTCCACCACCTTTTGCTTTGGCACATCCTGCATGGCACGTACCTTGAGCTCTTTGAGCAGGTCAGGTATTGCAGAGTGGCTTTTCATGGGCTTACGGCGATTAGGCAATAGCACAACTTGCGCTTGCCGTAAAGCTGCAATGGCAGTGTAAGTGCCTGAGTTGTAATACTCCACGGCCGTCATAATGACTAGGTCACGTTCACGTTCTGTCCAATGGATTTTAGGTGTCATTTCAATTCCTTTCAATAGTCAATTTTCACAGTATGGGATAACCCATAACGTGAATTATATCACGTCTTTTGGGTTTATTACATCTTGCCAAACCATGGCCGAAGCCATTTCCACTTTTAGAGCAGCCAATGCTGTCAGTATATCCTCCATATGATAGCCGTCGCGAATTAGTTCGAAAACAAAAGTTCTAAGTTCTTTTTGAACTGCGAATGATAGGTTTACACGTTCAATAGCCATTTTGCAAACTCGAAAGTAGGATTGATGGATTTGCCTGCCAAGACATGGGCCTCGTAGCGGTTGATGCGTGGTGGTGCATCTTCAACTGGAATATGCAGGTTGGCGTTGATGATCTCATTGAACATAGGCAGCTTGGATTCATACACATGGAATGAGCCAACAGACACTGTCAATGTTCCCATCTCAGCGCCAACCAGATTGGCCACAATTTCCTGCAGAAAGCTGAAAGTTGGCAAGTCATTTGCCATGCCCCAAAGAATATCTTGGCTACGCATGATGGCTCGGGCATTCAAACGACCATTACGAAGCCGGAACTCAATGGCCAAAGTGCATGGAACATCTTTTGCCTCAATATCCATATGGTCTATGTCAGTGCCGTACATTGGGATCACAGCGCGGCGGGACATACGATCTTGTGTAAGCAACTTTGCAATATGCAAGGCGCCATGCGGGCCAAACCAATAGCTGCCGTAGTTGCTATTCAACTTGCCGTTGGCAACGATCTTGCCCCATTGTGCTGCATGCTCTGCAATGCTAAGGTCACGTGGATCTGCTTTGACATACCAAGCCATTTCGCGTTTAAGGTACTTTACGTTGAAGTTGCGACCTTTGAATGCGTTGAACCGCACAAACGGATTGACCGTGTAAGTAAAGTTTTCAATCTCAAGGCACTTTTCACCGCGTGGGCTTGTCCAAGCACCGTATTGCTGCAGCACTTTATATAGTGAGATGAGCTCAGGCTCATTGCGAATCGTAATTTCCATGGTCTGCTTCCGTAATAAGGTAAGGTTGATCGGGATAGTTTTGCATGTGATACAAAGGCGGTGGCAATTTGATCACATGCACGTCGTTATTCAAAGCCCAAGTAAAGGCGTTGTTGCCAAGTGCGTAGATACGTTTTGGCTTTAGCTGTTTGATGAAACTTGCGTCTGTAGGTGTGCCTTGGTAAGTTTGTGTGTTGACCCAGTACAGGCTGGTTTCAGGCACATTCTCACGCTCCAAGGTTTCAGCCAGCATTCTGCTAGGGCCATCATTATCCAAGAAGTTAATGAAAGGCACAACAGCTGCGGTGGACTTAACGTTGGTACGAGGCCCTCGGTCGCAAAGCATTAGTGTATTGCCTTCCACAAAAGCACCACCACCAGATGCCTTGTTAACCATGGACTTGGTTGCCAATTTGATGAACAGCTCTTCTACATCATCTTTGGTATAGTCATAGTTAATGACCGGCAAGGTTGTATCCATCGGCAGTGTGGAGTAGCCTTCATACACTTGCTCCAGCTGCTTAACATTGTCCAAGTACTCATCATCAATTCTGTCTTTGAATGTCTTCATGCAAACATCAAATTCAGGTTGGCAATGGATGACCACAACGCCACGGGCCAAGGCTGCGCGTTCTAACATTCTACGGCGCGGCATATCAATGCGGTTTTCACCATTACGATACACGTTGCCATAGATTGGCTCCGACAGCCATGACCTATCCATGATAACATGATCATCATAGGTCAAGGCTTGTGTCATGCCACGAAAGTACGTACGGCAAAGGTCCTCGGTATTCATACCTTTATAAGGACCGTGCTTTACCACGTGGGTCATCTTGTCTTTTTGCAATCGTTGTCGCAAGGTCTCAGCAAGGGTAGTCTTACCCCCGCCATCAGCCCCTTCTAGAATTACGATCATTTAAGATACCCTCAAGTTTTGATAGTGTGTCTTCAAGCGTTGCAACACGCAAGTAAGTTGCTTGCTGCGCCGCCGTTAGCTGCAGCTGTTCATCATCCATGCTTTCTAATTCACGGAGTGTGTGAGCGTATGATGGGTCAATGACTCCGAGCTCTTTGGGATCTCCACCGAGAACACATCCTGCATGAGCAGCGTGCAAGTATCGAACACGCCACCAACCAGAGCCCGCGTGTCGATACGTAGGACAAAGGACACCCTTATAAGAGCCGTACTGCCAGACGACGTCGGACTCAAGGATTCGAGGCTGGCCGAGCGACTTACCACCGACGCTGTGAATTGGCCATGCGAGGTTTTGAGCTGTAGCCCAGTCATGTGCATCCTTTGAAAGTGAGGCGTTGTACCATTCGGTTTTGCGACGATCCCACGACATTTGATGCACGGCAGGCATCTCATACAGCGGGCTTGGATCCCATGCAATGATATTTTCTACGGGCAGGCCCATAGCCTTGGTATCACCCCATGGAAATAGTGGAGCAATCCATGTATGCTCACATAGTGATTCTGGTGCAATCTTGTTTTCCCATGATGGCAGGATCTTTTGGAAGGCCCAATCATCAAGGCAAATGTAAGCATCAAACCGGCTTTCCAAGGCCCATAAGGCACCCTCGGGATCCAAAGCATTGTGGTCCAAGGGGTATAGGTACACAAACACTTTGTCGTAACGGGAAAGGTCTTCACCTGGAGTGACAGCACGATGATCGACGTGATGCCCCATACGACCAAAAGCGTTTGCCATCAATTCGGGAATAGATACAAACTTGGTCGAGCTGGCACGCTGCGGATGGTTGGTATGCGTTTCTGTAACGCCTGAAATTAAGATATTCATGGCAGTGTTACGGCAATATAGCCTTCAGCAATATCGTGGTTCACGTCACCTGAGCGGCCACCAGCTGCAATGTACTCAGCAACTGTCATGCCAACACGATACAAGTCATAACGTTGACGTGCCAAAGTATTGTTACGCTTAGGGTTAGGCGCGGTTACAAGAGTAATGATGGCTTTTTTGTTTGCACGAGCGCGCTGTTTAGCTTCTGACATGTCAGTATCTTCCTGTTGGATGGGGTTGAGTCTTTCGACAATAGGGGTAAGTTGCATATGTATTCCTTTCAATAATCAACGGGATTCATTGTATCACGCTTAATGTAATCACGCACTGCGGTTAACAAAGTTTGTTGCGTTTTATCTTTACGACGGATGGCCAGCATAATGGCCTCATCCACGGTATCTTTGGCCATGATGTGATGCACTACGATATGATTCTTTTGACCCTGTCTCCAGAGTCTGCGAATAAACTGTTCATAGACCTCAAGGCTCCAAGTTAGGGAATACCAGATGACTGCGTGGCCAGTACCTTGTAGGTTGAGACCGTGACCCGCCGACATTGGGTGAGCCAAAAGAACCGGTATTTTGCCGGCGTTCCAATCATTAATAATAGAATCAAGTTTATGACCAATAACCCCACTGCCAATGACAGGCGCATCCGGAAAGGCAGCCTTGAGCCTCTCGAGGTCATGCGCAAAATGGTAGCCGATGATACAAGGTTGGCCCGAAAGCTCCTCGACCAGATCAAGAACAGCTTCCGTCTTCGCGTCATGAAGGTGAATACTTGTTTTAGCATCGCCGCTTCCATCATCGTCTAAGTAAGAACCGCCATTGGCAATTTGTTGGCCTTTCATAACTGCAACGGCGGCGTTGACTGCAGTCACGTTTCCGCTATTTAATTCCACGGTCAGATCGTTTTCAAAGGCGTCGTACAGTTTT